CCAGACACGTCGGTGGCAAAAATGTTTGCAGTAGAAGACACGTAGCGGTCACAGCCAACACGCAAAACCGGAAAGACTGTGACCGCATCGCTGACCCTGGATGGACGATCGCCCGCAATGACAACTCTGTCATGCGGGACGTTCACCAAAGACCGGAGCGAATATATTAGTTCAAAGTCATCCGGCGTTCGCTTGTATGGATAGACAATGTCCATACAATTCAGGACTCGTCCGGAACCACCGGAACAGGCGGCATGACAGGCGGTGTCGGCGGAACAGCGGGCAGCGTCTCAGGAACCACCGATGCAGCCTGATGTTCGGCGATCTTGCGGCGTAGCTCTGCCTCATCCCATCCGTGGAATGCACGTTTGCCAAGTGCGGCTTCATAATCTGCACGGGCGATCACCAGCGGATCAGCGACCGGTTTGGACTGCTGCGCAAGCGATTCCGGAACGACTTTGGCGCGGCCGAGTCGGACAAGCAGGTCGCCATCGCGCGCGTTCGTTCGAAATTCATCGCCGGCCTTCAAGCGACGCGTGTCGTAAGTCATGTTTCGGGTAGTGATATAGGTCGGCATGCGTCGATCTCCTGTGAAGAAAGGCGGGGCTTTTACACCCCGCCTGACCAGTCCGTATTAGGAAGCGGCTTCACCCCAAGCGACGTCTTCGATCAGAGCGACACCGGTATCGCGGCGACGCGTCCAGTTGATCGTCCGTTCGGCGCGGAAGGCGACGCTGTTCGTCTGGAACATCGACACCAGGGACGTTGCGGTCGGCGTCACGCTGTCATTGGTCGGATTGTCGAGCATCTGAAGGGACGCTTCAGTCGACATGTCGACCGAGACACCGCCGTCGTCAGCGAACCAGATGTCCGAAGCGTTCGCCAGGACAACATAGTCAGTGACATATTCGGACACGATCACCGGCAGGCCGAAGAACGTTCCGCCAGTCATGGTGATACCGGCGAATTCCGGCTGGTCGAGCGCGGTCCGCATCATGGACAGTGCCAGCGCGCGAGTCGCCGACATGATCCAGACACCGGCCGTGATCGGGTTGTTGCCGGCGATGAACACCTGCATTGCGGCCTGGACGTCGGCACGGATCGACGCGGCGTCGTTACCGGACGAAGCGATACCGGTCAGACCGTCGGTGATCGATGCAGGCTTGACACCAGCCGAACCGGCATTGGCCGGATCAACGAATGCGGTATCGATAACGGCAACGATCGCAGCGGCAAGGTCATCACGCAGAAGCGTTTCGGCCGACGGGCTGGAATCGCGCAGGGCTTCCATTGTCGCAACGGCGATGTTTGCGGCCTTGAGCGGTGCCAGTTCGGTACGACCCCAAGCAGGCTTGGTCAGCGGCTTGGGCTTGCCTTCGCCTACCCAATAGCCAACGGCGCCGCCGGTCTGCTTGATCAGCGGGACACGGAACGGAACGCGACGCAGGCCAGGAATGCCGTTGTTGCCGAAACGACCAACGATGGTCATTGGACGCAGGTATTCGACGAAGTCGGCGAAACCGCCTTCGTTGCCGATCAGCGCGGCGTCGGTCGTGGTGTTCACCGCGATCACGTTCGCCTTGATGATGCCGACCAAGTCCGGATCACGCGTGCCATAGTTCTGTTCGATCAGTTCGACAACGCTCTGACCGGTCTTGCGCGAGAGTGCAAGGCAACGGGCATAACGGGCGAAACGGATGCCGGGTGCCGGCGCCGCAGCCTTGATCAGGACACCGGAACGGGCCTGCGTGCCGGCTTCGGCTGTGGTGATCGCACCGCCATTCGGCGCAGTGATCGGGGTCGCCGATACCGCCTTCGTGGTCTGCAGCATACCGAGACGCTTGATATCGCCGTCGAGCGCGGTCACATCACCGGCAAGATCGTCGAATTCAGTCTGTTCTTCCGCATCGGTGGAACGACCTTCGTCGCCGGCCTTCTGCATGATTTCGGACATACGGGCAGACTTGGTCTGCTTGGTCGCCTCAAGTGCGGCGATCTGTTCTGCAATAGTCTTAGCCATGGGTAATTTCCCCTTCGTGGGCTGTGAAAGATTGATACTCTTTTTACCCACGACGCGGGGCGGAAGGTCACCGACGGTATTGCCTGACGCGGCGTCGTCGAGTGATTTGACGGCTTGGACCATAGACTTTCCGACGCCAGTAATCAATGCACTGGCGTTTGCCGGAATAGTGACCAGTGAAAGTTCATAAACTTCCGTTTCCAGGAAGTCGTAACCACCAGTCTTTTCATTGTAAGCGTACTTGAGTGGCCGGAAGCCGATCGACACGGCACGGACAAGACCATGTTTGACTTCACCCCATGCCGTGTCGACACGATCCTTAAGCGAACCAGGTTCGTCGATCGTCGGAATTTCGGCCGTGAAATCGATACCCTTGGCTGTCGGCTTGCTGAAACGTACCGTTCCGATCGGCCGATGATGATCATGCTGATGCAGCAGCGGCATGGGGTTCGTGAACTGGACACCAAGGGGATAGATGATATCGGCCACGCGATCGACATCAGGTGTGGTCGCCGTGCCTTTGATCGTGCGTTTTCCGTCGGTTTCGTCTGTCGCCTTGATGGTGATCAGCGAATAAGCACGATCATTGGCAAGAGGTTTTGTCATCGCAGTCAGGGCCAATCGTTTGAATACAATTGATCAGATGATTAACCCTGAGAAGCGGAAATGTCAAATACGACCCATATTCGGTGTAACAATAGCATGCCAACGCGTATGTCTTCGCCGTATTTCTTGACAAGGTCTTCGACCCTGGACCAATTCGGCGACGTCTTACACGTCGCTTCGATTCGCTTGTAATCGAGACCGTTCAGGAAACCGTAAGCGATATGCGACGCGCGGCTCTCGGACCGGACCTGTCAACTAGCCGACCACCAATATCTGATATTCCTTCTCACGCGGCACCGCCGGCAGGAGCACCATGGCCGCGACTGCGTTGAACATCGCCATGACCGGGTCAATCTTCGCGTCACCGGCCGTCTGCTTGGTCGCGCGGATGGTCGTCGCCGTCGGTTCGATTTTCAGGTTCGACACGCACCAGGACATCAGGCCGCTGCCGTCATGGATCATCCGTCCGCTGACCAGCATCCGTTCGGCGGTCTTGATCGCGTTCATCATATAACCGCCCTGTGGGCTGGCATACAGGTTCTTTGCGTCCTGTGTAACACCGATTTCTGCAAGCGCTTCGATCATTTCACCGAGACCGGCCGGGTCGACCGAAACCATGGCAAGGATACCACGCGATTTGATATCGCTGATCAGATCGATGATGCTGGTCAGGTCTTTCAGTTCATCGTCGACAAACGTCAGTTCGCCGGCTTTGGCGAAGTCGTCCAGGCGGCTGGCAATCGCTTTTCGCCGTTCCTTCACGCCGATATGCGCCCACGCATGGGACCATGTTTGCCATTGCTTCGTCTCTCGGTGCCGGCCGATGATACTGAACCCGAACAAGTCGTCGAGACCGCCACCGTCGATACCGACACAGACCAGTTCGGACGTCGACAGCACGCTCTCATAGGTCACACCCTTGCGCGCGGCTTTAGGCCAGAATTCGGCGCCGGCCCATCGGTCGGACCGATCGCCTTGACCGATCTCGACGTTCAAATGCTTGGACAGAAAGACATTCTGGCTGCTGATGTCTTTCGCCAGTTCCTTTTTCATTTCCTGTTTCAGCCAGTCGAACGCAACAGGTTCGTATGCCAGATAAGGATTTGTAATATAAGCGTTATTCAGGTCCAGATATGCCTTGGACTTGATCATGTGCGGCGGGAATTCATACAGCACAGGCAAGAATCGCGGATCGATGATCTTGCCGTCCCGGACATCGCGCGCATAGTTGAGCTTGTCCTTGAATTCGCCGGCCGGTGGTTTGTCCGACTGCGTCGTGATCGTCATGATGAAACCTTCAGGACGTGTCACCAGGCCGCCGGTAGCTTCGCGCAGCATCGCGTTTGCCTTATGGCTCTCGCCGAACTGCCACATTTCATCGATCAGGACGAACCCGGCTTTCACGCCGACAACGATACCGGCGTCTGCGGACAAGACCTGCAGCGTCGCGCCGGTCGTCAGATGCTTGATCTTGCGTTCATGGTCGATGACATGCAGCGATCCACCCTTGGCCGAATCCAATCGCGGATCGGCGCGGACCATGTCGGCGGCCGGCTTGAAACTGTTGTTCGCCGCCTTGATCGACGGCGCCACGATGATCAGTTCATTCGACTGCCGCCAGTTGCGCAGGAGCGCGGTCAGCATGATACCGGCCGACAAGAGGCTGTTATGCGTCGGCAACATCGTTCGACCGAACAAGAACTGTCGATCAGGCGAATCGACCGCGATACATTTGACTGGGACCGATGGGACTTCAGTGCAGCCTGTAATGTGAACAATCCGACTACGCGCGGCATTTCCGGGACGGTCGGAGTAATTCATTCGATGTAGTTTACGACCAAGTCGGAAACATGGAATTTCATCCCGAAACGCCATGAACTGAACTTCGTAAACTAATCCATATTCCTTACCGTTGCATTTGGCTTCACGTGATCGCCAGGAACTTTTAATACCGAACGTTGAAAGCAATTCACGAAAACCACGAACAAGACGCTCGTTTATTCCACTATAGGACAAGATACGACCATTTTTGTTGATCGTTCCATCTGTATCCATCATACCTTGTAATAGAGACAATCGTTGATTAAACGATGCTCTAAAATAAATAACGGGTATATGTTTGTTTTTATAAAGATTTAATTTACGAAGTAAGGAAGTAAAATTACCATTTTCACGTCCCGTCCAACTGTATTTTTCGGCTTTTGAGTCTTTTTTATTTCCCGAAAAACGAACTATGTATCCATCTGCTCTAATATTATCTAGAGTTTCATCATCATATTCATGACAGGTAATCATAGCTCCGTTTGAATTACCATCACCAAGCCATGCGCCTAGAGTGTAAGGCGGAATTGGTAAATCAGCCGTAGCACACATGATAGGCATTGGCATTCGCATGCTATGATTACGTGCACCATCACCAGGACGAAGTAGACTATTTGCAATTTCTTCAGTCGTGCGTACCTGTTTCTTAGGCTCTCCAACACTAAGCCTTTTATTTCCTTGACCTGACCCGGGATTTTTTGCCAATGCACTTGTAACCCACAGATGACTAGCATCAGCAATCACAGATTCACCGTTGCTGAACGTCATTTTATAGCACTTATGATCGGTAAACACTTCGGATGTGGCGATGACGTTACATGGTTGACCGTTTATACCGTAAACCAAGTCACCTACCTGAAGTTCTCCCATAGTTTTCCAACCTATAGGTGTAGGTATAGGCGTATGCACGTCAATGGCCTTGCCGTTTTTCTTGCTGACTAGCAAGAAGAATTCGCCGATCTCTCGGACGCCTGTGTCCTTGTTGTATGCGCCGAATATCGACGCCACCAGGTCCAGCACCCATTGACCCGCTGTCTCGCCGAACGTCGGCTGTCCAGGCGCATCGACGACGCGCAGCGACTTGAACATTTCCAGCGCTTCCGCCGCTTCGTCCGGATATAGCGGCGGTGCGACGATCAGCGATCGACGATTGACGATCCGGTCTTGCCAGTCGAT